CGCTGTTGAAGCTCAGATTCACCGCGAAGGAAAAGCGCGAGGAATCACATCCGGTTGCACAGAATCACGGCCCGGACTTTGACGACGATATCCCGTTCTGATGGACGGCACCACAGTGTTAATGCTCCTGCTAGCCGCTTTGGTGCTGGTGGGGGCACAGGGGGGAATATGAGCGACGGATTCGAGTTGTGTTCTGGTTGTGCGGAATTGCGCGAGGATAGAGAAGCCCTGCGCGCCCGCATCGCTGCGCTTGAGGCGCTGCGTGACAGTCATGCGGAGTTTGTGCGGAAGGTGCGGGAGTTTGCTGAAAATAAGGCATACAACACCGGGCGAGTTACGGCAAAGCGCGCACTAATCGCCATCTGCGACGCCGAAATTGCGAAGGAGCAGCCATGAGCAACCAATGCGAACACGGCCAGCTCGTCCGTACTTGCCTGCTGTGTGAAATGCGGGGCGAGAATCTAGCCCTGCGCGCTCAGCTTGAGAAAGCATTAGACGCAGGCGTCGGCTATTCGCAGCAAACAGTCGATGCGATTGCGGGCGAGCGGGACAAGCTGCGCGCTGAGAATGTCGCGCTGAAAGATGTTCTTATTTATTGGCTTCCAGAGGATTGCCCGCTGGCATATCAGGATGACCCCGTATCGCGTGCCCATCGAAAAGAGTGGGTTAAGACAGCAAAATTGATTGATGACGATGGCGACCAAGCATTTAAGGCAAGGGGCGAGGCGCTTATGCAGCTGCGAACCTGCTTTAAGTCGAGGGCTTGAGGATGGATGAGATTGAGCCGTGGGCTTACGACATCTGGGAGGCCACACCAGAAACCCATGATTGGATGGCCCAGCGGTTTATCCGGCATCTTCGCGCACACAAGGCTAAATACCCGACGTTCCGGCCGGAAAGGGTGGCGCACTTGTACGTAATCGCCGACGAGAAAACGCGTAAGTATTACTGCTACGCGGAAATATCGAAGCTAACAAAGCGAGTGCACGCGGTGAATCGACTTATGTCGTTGGCAGATAGTCAGTCATGAAGGGCAATCAGGCATGACCACAAAAACCAACAATATCAAACGCTGGCAGGATTTCACAGGCAAAATAGCAACACACGCAGAAACTGGACAACCTTTCGCGGAGGTTACGAATGGCAACAAAAACTGAAAAACCACTACTAAAAAAGCGCGGCCCAAATGGTGGGGCTCGACCAGGCGCTGGCCGACCAGCCTTTGTGCCCACCGATGCCGAGCGCAAACAGGTCGAGGCGCTGTCTGGCTACGGCCTGCCGATCGAGCAGATCGCAATCCTGGTGCGCGATGGCATCCACGTTGACACGCTTCGCGCTCACTTTGCCGCCGAGCTGGTGTCTGGCAAAGGCAAGGCCAATGGGCAGGTTGGCAAGACCTTGTTTCAAAAGGCTATGGGCGGTGACACGGCAGCAATGATCTGGTGGTCAAAGACTCAGATGCGCTGGGCCGAGACCCAAAAGCATGAGGTCACAGGAGCTGACGGTGCGCCTTTGGAGTTCAGGGAGATCAAGCGGGTGATCGTCAAGGCATGAGCGTCTTGCACCTTCCGACCCCAGAGTGGGCCGTGCCCCTGCTGGAAAGCAGCCGCTACAAAGGCGCGTGGGGTGGTCGCGGCTCTGGCAAGTCGCACATGATGGCCGAACTGATGATCGAGGCGCACATCATTGACCAGAAGCGGCGCAGCGTTTGCGTGCGTGAAATCCAGAAATCCCTCAACCAGTCCGTCAAGCGCCTGCTTGAGACCAAGATTCAGGCCATGAATGCCGGCGCGTATTTCGAGGTGCAGGATGCCGTTATAAAGTCCAAGAAGGCCGATGGCGCGATTATTTTTCAGGGGATGCAGAATCACACTGCTGATTCCATAAAAAGTCTCGAAGGATATGACTGCGCCTGGGTGGAGGAAGCACAAAGCTTGAGCCAGACCAGCCTAGACCTGCTACGGCCGACAATCCGCAAACCCGAGTCCGAGCTGTGGTTTACGTGGAACCCTCGCCAGCAATCCGACCCGGTAGACTTCCTGCTCAGAGGCCCGACCCCGCCAAAGGATGCGACCGTTATCAAGGTCAACTTCTTAGACAATCCGTGGTTCCCTGATGTGCTGCGCGACGAAATGGAATACGACAAGCGCCGCGATCCAGACAAATACCGGCATGTCTGGATGGGCAGCTACCTGACCAACAGCAACAGCCAGGTATTCAAGAACTGGCGCATCGACGAGTTTGAGGCACCGCCTGACGCCATCCACCGGCTCGGAGCTGACTGGGGCTTCTCAGTCGACCCGACGACACTGGTGCGCTGTCACATCATTGGCCGCACGCTCTACATCGACCACGAGGCATACATGGTCGGCTGCGAGATCGTGAACACTCCCGAACTGTTTATGCAGGTTCCAGAGGCCGAGAAGTGGCCCATCGTGGCCGACTCAGCCAGGCCGGAGACGATATCCCACATGCGGAAAAACGGCTTTCCAAAGATCATGACTGCAGTTAAAGGCCCGAAGTCGGTAGAGGAAGGCATCGAGTTCCTGAAGAATTACGACATCGTGGTGCACCCGCGCTGCACCCACACCATTGACGAACTGAGTCTTTACAGCTACAAGAAAGACCCGCTGACCGGGCGAATCCTGCCGCTGCTAGAGGACAAGAAAAACCACGTAATCGACGCCCTGCGCTATGCCTGTGAGGGCGTGCGGCGATCGGCAACTACAAAACCGGCTTTATTCTTACCATTGCCGAATGTCAAGCGCTGGTAGATAATCGCCCCAAAAGGACAAACATGGCCCGAATCTCGAACGATCAACGGCTGTCTGATCTGCATGCTGAAGCCCTGCGGCAGTTCAATGACATCCAGACCGCGCTGCGTGATGAGCGCCTCCAATGCCTGCAAGATCGTCGTTTCTATTCGCTCTGCGGCGCTCAGTGGGAAGGGCCACTAGCCGACCAATACGAAAACAAGCCGAAGTTTGAAGTCAACAAGATCATGCTGTCGGTGATTCGGATCGTCAACGAATACCGCAACAACCGGATTACCGTGGACTATGTGTCAAAAGACGGCACAGATAACGACAAGCTGGCCGAGGTCTGCGACGGCTTATACCGCGCTGACGAGCAGGCATCCGTGGCCGACGAAGCCTACGACAATGCCTTTGAGGAAGCGGTCGGCGGCGGCATTGGTGCCTGGCGCTTACGCACCGTCTACGAGGACGAGGAAGACCCAGAAGACGACCGCCAGCGCATCCGCTTTGAGCCGATCTACGATGCTGACAGTTCCGTATTCTTTGACCTGAACGCCAAGCGCCAGGACAAGTCCGACGCGAAATACTGCTTTGTTGTCACGAGCATGACGCGTGAGAGTTACAAGGAAATCTACAACGACGATCCGACCGACTGGCCGAAGATCATCCACCAGTATGAGTTTGACTGGTCGACGCCTGATATTGTTTTTGTTGCTGAGTACTACAAGATCGAGGAAAAGACCGAGGTTATCCGCATCTTCGAGGCCATTGATGGTACGGAGGAACGGTACAGCCAGACCGATTTTGCGAACGATGAGACGCTAGAAGAAACCCTGATGGCAGTCGGTAGCCGTGAAGTGCGCCAAAAGCGCGTTAAGCGGATGCGCGTTCGCAAATACATTATGTCGGGCGGCAAGGTGCTGGAAGACGCTGGTTACATTGCTGGCAAGTGCATCCCGATTGTCGTGGTCTACGGCAAGCGCTGGTTTGTGGACAACATCGAGCGCTGCATGGGCCATGTGCGCTTGGCTAAAGATGCGCAGCGCCTGAAGAATATGCAACTGTCCAAGCTGGGCGAGATCAGTGCACTGTCCAGCATCGAGAAGCCCATCATGACGCCTGAGCAGGTGGCCGGCCATCAGGTCATGTGGGCCGAGGACAACCTGCGCGATTACCCTTATCTGCTGATCAACCCGATCACCGGGCCGGATGGCAACACGCAAGCTGCCGGGCCGGTAGCCTTTACCCGAAGCGCGGCCATTCCTCCGGCAATGGCGGCTCTGCTTCAGATCACCGAGACCGACATGCAGGACATTCTCGGCAATCAGCAGGGTGCCGATAAGATGGTTTCTGGCGTATCGGGCAAGGCCGTCGAGATGATCCAATCTCGAGTGGATATGCAGACCTTCATCTACATGTCCAACTTTGCCAAGGGCATGAAGCGCTGCGGTGAAATCTGGTTGAGCATGGCCAGAGACATCTACACCGAGGACAAGCGCAAGATGAAAACCATCGCCCCGACTGGCGATGCTGGCATGGTCGAGCTAATGCAGCCCACGATAGACACTGAAACAGGCGCGGTGGTGATGGCAAACGACTTGAGTGCTGCGACCTTTGATGTGGTGGCCGAGGTCGGCCCGTCCAGCAGCAGCAAGCGTGCAGCCACGGTCAGGGCGTTGACTGGCATGCTCCAGATCACCCAAGACCCCGAGACCCAGCAAGTTCTTACCGCGATGGCGATGATGAATATGGAAGGCGAGGGCGTGGGTGATGCCAATGCCTACTTCCGCAAGAAGCTCCTGCGCATGGGCGTGGTCAAGCCGACTGACGAGGAAGCGCAAGAACTCATGGCCGAGATGCAAGGCCAGCCGCAAGACCCGAATGCCATGTACCTCCAGGCTGCAGCCGAAGAAGCCACCGCCAAGGCAGCCCAGGCTCGAGCCAGCACCGTCAAGACCGTGGCCGATGCAGAACTTAGCCGAGCCAAAACGGTTGAGACCCTGAGCAACATTGACATGGATTCCCAAGACCATGCGCTGAATCTGGCAAAACAAATTGGCGGCATTGTTCAAGAACAAGCACAACCAATTGTCAATCAAAACATAATTGAGTGACAATTGCATAAATACGGCATCCGCCCAGCCGTTTCAGTGGGTGAGTTTAGACAGGGTTAATGATGAATCAAAAGGCAGATCAGGAGATTGACAACAACGAAGATATTGCAGTCATCGAGGATGAGGCCACCGAGCAGCCAGAGGCGCAAGCCGAAGGCGATCAGGCCACAGACCAAGACGACGACGATTCCGACGAAGTTGTTGTCTCCATTGGTGAGGAAGCGCCACCTCCCGAAGAACATACTCCTGCGCCTGAATGGGTAAAAGAGTTGCGTAAGACGAACCGAGAACTGCAACGGCAGAATCGTGAACTGCAAGCAAGGGTACAAGCCGCACCACCTGAGACCAAGCCAGTGGTGATAGGTAATAAGCCCAAGTTGGAAGATCACGACTATGACGCTGACAAGTACGAGGAAGCATTGACAAATTGGTTTGAGCGAAAGCGTCAAGCTGATGATGTCAACGCCAAGCAAGAAGCTGAAGTTATGAATCAGCAAAAGGCATGGAAAGCTAAGTTGGATGGTTATGGCAAGGCGAAAGCCGAACTAAGAGTGAAAGACTTTGAAGATGCTGAAGAAGTTGCTCAACAAGTTTTTTCTATCACCCAGCAAGGCGTAATGCTCCAGGGCGCGGATAATCCCGCGCTGGTCGTCTACGCACTTGGAAAGAATCCAAAGAAGGCGCAAGAGCTGGCCGAAATCAAAGACCCCGTAAAGTTCGCCTTTGCGGTAGCGAAACTGGAAAAAGACTTGAAAGTTACCAACCGCAGAGCAGCACCACCGCCAGAAAGAGTCGTGTCCGGTACGGGCCGATCATCTGGCGCAGTAGACTCAACCCTTGAACGGCTCCGCGAAGACGCTGCCCGTACTGGCAACATGACCAAGGTCATTGCGTACAAGGCGCAGAAGCGATCAGCATCCAAATAAACAACTAGGAATTTTCCATGAGCAATTCATTTAGTAAGGAAGAGCGCGTAGCGTTCGAGGACATCCTCGAAGGCTTCAACGACGCCCTGGTGCTTTCCCGTAACGTGTCCGTCTACAACACCGACGGCTCGATGATGGAGCGCACCAACAACGTGATCTACCGCCCCCAGCCCTACATCGCTCAGTCCTACGATGGCATGGATCAGACGGGCAATTTCGGCAACTACACCCAGCTGTCCGTCCCTGCGACGCTCGGCTTCCAGAAGTCGGTGCCGTTCATCCTGGACGCGCTTGAACTGCGTGATGCCCTGCAAGAAGGTCGTTTGGGCGAAGCTGCTAAGCAAAAGCTGGCCTCCGACATCAACATCGCCATCATGAACACCGCCGCCAATCTCGGCAGCCTGGTGGTCACTGTCAGCACCGCTGCCGGTGACTATGACGATGTGGCCCTGTGCGACAGCATCATGAACGAGCAGGGCGTCCAAGCCTTCGATCGTTATATGGCCCTGTCTTCACGCGACTACAACGGCATCGCTGGCAATATTGCTGGTGGTACTGGTGGCGCATCTGTGTCACGTAGTTTCTCTGGTAACAAGTCAAACAATGCGTTTGAGCGTTCTTATGTTGGTATGGTCGCAGGCTTTGAGACCTACAAACTGGACTACGCAAACCGCATTGCAGCGGCGACTGGTGCTGATCCGACCATGAGCACCTTGGTTGGCGCTCTTAACTACTACGTGCCAGTGGCAACCTCCACCGCAGCAACGGGCGAAACGCAGAACGTGGACAATCGTTTCCAGACGATTACCGTGTCGAGCACCACCGACCTGCCGGCTGGTACCGCCATCGAAATCGAAGGCGTCGAAGCTGTGCATCACATCACCAAGCAAGGCACTGGATTCTCCAAGACCTTCCGCGTGGTGAGCGTTACGACCGGCACGACTTGCGTTATCACCCCGCCGATCATTTCGGCACAAGGTGGAACGGATGCCGAGCTGCAGTATCAAAACTGCATCGTGACTGCTGCTGCTGGTCGCACCATTAACCGCCTGAACGTGGCAGCTTCGCCTATCAACTGCTTCTGGCAGAAAGATGCGCTCGAAATCCTGCCGGGTCGTTACGCTGTTCCGTCTGATGCTGGTGTCGCAGTGATGCGTGCAAGCACCGACCAGGGCATCGAGCTTGTGATGCAGAAGCAATACGATGTCAACACCATGAAGACCAAGTATCGTCTCGATACCTTGTTCGGCGTGGTCAACAAGCAGCCAGAGATGTCTGGCATCTTGCTGTTCAATCAGGCATAAGGAGCCATCATGAGCTACAACGTAATTTTTGCGCAAGGCACGGCCACCGTTACCGTCCCAGCAAATGAGAAAATCGCCGTTCAAGCATACTCGCCAGCGAGCGTGTTTCAGGAAGTTGGTTATCCCAACTTTCCTGAAACGCAGGATTTGTTGCAAGTAGTTGAGAACACGACCTACGTGTCGGCAGCATTCACCAACGCCACCAGCGTGACGATTCAAGCTGGCGCATCTGGTGCGCTT